ATTGTTTTGGACCTGGTTCTGGATAACGATAATTTCTAACTGCACCTAATTTTAATTCTTCTGGTGGTGCTTTATATTTTTGTGGATAACTTTCATAATTTTCATGAACATACAATACTTTTGGATGGTTAAGAAGTTCCTTTGCTTCTTTGTCAGTTAAAAGATATACTGCTCTTGTTAAACTATGATCTTTTTGATCATAACATTCAATAGAATCTTTAGGAATATTATCTTCTAGAGTTCCATCTTGCATTAAAACTTCATGAATATATTGCCAGTCTTCTGGGGATTGACATCCAACCGCATATATTTTTTTATTGTTTGAGTCTGTTGGATATTCAACAGCTTCTAAACCATATGTTTGAGAATTTGAAAATTTTTCCATTGTTTTATACTACCTATAACATCGTCTCTCTTGTAAATCTATAAGTCGTTAGACCACTAATTCCTGTTTCTGGTGTTACTTGCAATTTACATACACCAGAGGAGATTGTTGCTCCGACCGAAACAATTAAATTTGGTTCCGACATAACACCATATTCTTGTGAGTATGCGGTTGTTCCATTTTGCATCACAAGAACTTTTTGTGCCTGAATATTGGAAGAATGGATAAAGTGTAATGTGTATTCTGCAGTCTTAAAATCAGTTGTAGAAATTGTAAAAGTATCAATGTCTGTTGCTATTCCAGCAGAGGCATTAAATGTTCCAAGTCCAGTCTTTACACCATATCTTTCAACTTGTAATGGTGTTTGTGGATTTGTGGTTCCTATACCGACATTGACAAAAGTGTGAATTCCTACAGGGGTTTCTATCCACTTACTAATACCCTGAGGTCCAACCTCACCTTGAGCTCCCTGAGGTCCACCAGGAGGTCCTTGTTCACCTTGAGGTCCTCTTACACCTTGAGCACCTTGAGGTCCAAATCCTTGAGGACCAATATCTCCTTGAAAACCTTGAGGACCTTGTACACCTTGAGGTCCTTGTACTCCCTGTGGACCAAGTGCACCTTGAGGTCCTAATTCTCCTTGAGGTCCTTGAATTCCTTGAGGTCCAGTAGATCCTTGTACACCTTGAGCACCAGTAGCGCCAGTAGCGCCAGTAGCACCTTGAGCACCTTGTGCACCAGTGCCACCTGTACCACCAGTAGCACCAGTAGCACCTTGGACACCTTGAGCACCTTGAGGTCCTTGAATGCCTTGAGGACCAGAAGAACCTTGTGCACCTTGAGGTCCTTCTCCCTGAGGACCTTGGAAACCTTGTAATCCTGTTTTGCCTTGAGGACCAATTGGACCCAAATCTCCCTGAGCACCTTGAGGTCCAATATTTCCTTGTGGTCCAATATTTCCAACTACACCCTGAGGACCTTGAACTCCCTGAGGTCCTTGAAAACCTTGAAATCCTTGAGCACCTTGAGGGCCTTGAATACCTTGAGGTCCCTGTACACCTTGAGGTCCTCTGTTTCCAATAATTTGAGTTAAATTTGTCCCATCTCCAAAAGTGGCATAAATTTCATTGAAATTTTGATTAATCTTACTAGCCCCTTGAAGTAGGGTATCGCCAGTTCCATCATTTGGGACAGATCCTGTAGATATTATTTGCCTTGCCATTATTACAGGTAGTTTATTTTATTTAGTTAAACTTCCCCAAAGGGATTTATCTCTGTAAAATCTATAATTGAATCTCCTTCTTCCTCAATTTCCTTGTTGGTATCATAAGATTCAACAAGCTCATATGTTTGATACTTTTGAATTATATATGTTGCAGTGGATGCTGCTCCCACAACAATATCACCAACTCTAAAGTCTGTTCCCATACCAGCAACTTTTAGTTGTCTGCTATCTGGATTCCAATCTTTGACTAAACCAGATGCTAAAGAAATAGATCCCCTTATTGTTTCTCCAAAAATATAATTTCCAGATGACACTGTAGATCCTGCACTAATAGTAATAGTGGGTGCCCCAGTATATCCATAACCAGCATTTACAATTCTGATTGTAGATATTCCTCCATTTCCATCCAAAAATGCTTCTGCAATAGCAACTGTTCCTCCTATTCCTGGAGAAGATATTGTTACTGTTGGTTTTTGATAATAACCTTTACCAGCATAAGTCAGTGTGATAATGCCAATGCTTCCTGTGGTAGCAATTCCAACTTTTACACTAGCACCATATCCACCACCACCAAAGAAACTTACAGATGGTGGTTTTGAATATGAATATCCTCTTCCTGAATTTTCTATGTAAACTTTACTCAAACTCTTTCCACTTGTAAGAATTCTTGCACTTGTGACCACTCCAACTGCAGTTGCCTTTATTCCGCTTAGTGGAGATGTAACAACTAAAGAAGGTGGAGTTGAATATCTATATCCACCATTAATAATATCAATAAATTGAACTGCTCCAGAAGTAATTCCAGTATATGCAGTTGCATTTGAACCAAGTTCTGCGAGAGTTAAAACTGCACCATAACCAACATCTTTAAAGTTATCATCAAGATCTTTAATGCCTGTAGAAATTTCTTCATCTTCATATTCAAATAGTTCACATCTCAGTTCATAAACATAATTTTTTTGCAGTTGATAAAATGGTTTTCTATTTTCAACATATTTAATTTCCATTATACTATCTGATAATGGAACATAAATTAAGTCACCTTCATTAGGTCTAGAAGTATTAGTTACATCAGGAATAACTTTCATTAATTCACCAATATACATATCAAATCTTTCTTTAGAAATCACCAGCGTCATTTGGTCAGTAATTCTGACACCAAATTTACTCATCAAAATGCTGTTAGAATCAAATCCCTCATAAGTGGAAAGATATGCTTCAATTGGAAATGCTGCTTTGAATTTGGAATACAAAACATCTTTTATAATTTTTCCTTTCGTTACAATTTGTCTTGGCATGTAATAAACTTCAATGCCATACATTTTCAATTGTTCATTAATTAGATCTTGAACAAGACCTTGTTCACCAGAAGTTCCTTGTATGAAGAAAGGATTTAACATAATTATCCAATCAGATCTAGTGGAGGTAATTCATGCTCTATCATCATAGTATCTTTAATCTGTTGCAATTCTCTAACTGCATCATCATAAATTTGTCTTCCATTCAATTCAACTCCACCAGGAAGTTTAACTCCCTGGAACTTAATTAGATTTTGTCCCCACTGTTTTTTAATTAAAGCAGTCAAATACATCTTCAGGAAAGAATCATTATAGACATTAGTAAATTCATTTGGATTTAAAATCCTATAACACTCAATTAGTAAATATTGATCTGCTGGAATAGAATCCCAACTGATATCTAAATATAGTCTATTTTGTCTTTTATTAAATCTAATTTGTCTTTGTGGATTAACAATCCAATCTATATCTTCTAGGTATCTTTTGGTAACATAGTAATTCAACATTTCAGTTGAACTAAACCAATAAATGTCATTCAAAAAAAGTTGATAGTTTACATTAAACATGTTGGATGCAATAGTTCTATTGTCCAACTTAAACACTCTTTCAATTCCTAATACTGTATCTGGAACTGGAATATAATTACTATTTTCTTCCCAACTAAATGTTCCCAAAGAAGTTGTGACTGAAGTAGTTGCAATCCCTGCTGAGGATTCTCCTCCTCTTGCTCTACCTCTTTGCTTATCTTCTTCGGTAATTTTATACTTTAAAAATACTTTTGCAACACCATCAAAATGTCTTTCTTGGAAATACTGAAGAGCATCATCAACCAAGTCATCTAGTTGCTCTTCAGCAATATTGATTTCCAAAACAGGAGCACCAAGTTTCCTTAGACAGTAATCAATTAATTGTTGTCTTGATGCAGGTTTTGCCATTATTTTTTTACTTTTTAACTATTTAGAGTGATTTAGCCATGTTTGCAACAACTTCTTGTTGTTTCATATAGAGTTTCAAATAACACTTACAAAAATTTCTTAGATAATTTAAATCTGCACAAGAATCTAACTCTCTAGATATTTTTTCATATTCAAATAATTTATCAATTGTATCAAGTTCTATTTCATCTGGATTCATTTAAAAAACCTCTTAATAAAGTTTTAATTTCATCTAAATCAGATCTAACTGATTTTAGTTCATTCTCTAAATTTTCTATCTTTAATTTTTCTGAGTTTCTTTTATGTTTTAATTTACTATAATGATCTGATGTAAATGTGTCAGTATTAATAATTGCATTTGTTTCTAAATCTCTAAGTAAATGAGAATGCCCCTCAACTTTTGCATAATGTTTAATCATTACTTAACTGCAATTGCTCTTAAATCTTTAATTAAAGGTGAATAAGACTGATTGTTAGATGTTCCCACTATTTTAATTTGATATCCAGTAAATTCTGGAAGATTATCAGCACTAAACGTGTAATCTCTATATCCTCCAAGATCACTACTTGGAACTCTAACATCAGGTCTTCCATCATTATCATTTTCATCAACTACATTACCATTTACATCTAAGTTTAAATAACCAGGGAATAATTCCCATACTTGATCTTCATCTGGAGAATCATTTCTATAAAGTTTATAGAGAACTCTTACATCTGAAGATGAATGTCTATATGCAGAGAATAGAACTTTCAGGGCATTAGCAGATTGTGTTAGATCAATTCTCTTAGAAATATGAGAGAATGCATGAGGATCATCTAAGTTTGAATTCACAGAACCATCTGATGCATAAGAACTCAATCCTACTGGTTGATTAATTCTGTAATTTCTAGTTGTAATGAATGTCTGCTCCAAATCTATAATTGGAGAAAGGTTTTCATCTCCTGTAGATAGATTTAACTCTAAAGTAAATGACTTACTTCCAGTAAATTGAGTATTGTTTAGGAATTGAATTTCATTTACTCTAGAACAAACCATTCTTGGAGTGTCTAAGAAGTTTACTGCATTAATATCAATATCTTCAAATCCTTTGTCTACAAAAGAAGTTTCAGATCCATCTACACTTGTTGATGAGACTGTTCTAATTTTTCCAACAGTTGAAGTCTTATTAAAGTTTTCTACAAAAAATGGATTTAGTTGAACTCTATTAAACTGTTTGTTTCTTGAGGCATAAACTCTAGATCCACCTCCAAATTTAGATTCAGTAAATGATGCACCAGCAGCAACTTGAATATAATAGTTATCAATAGTTGGTTTTGGTGAATCTACAACATCATGAGTTGTGTTGATCTTTGCAAGAGATACCCCACTGAATTCATACTTATAAACAAATGCGTTAATGTCATGAGGAGCAGTAACTGTATCTAAAGATCCTCTAGTGATAGTTAGAAGTTGACCAGCACCTACACCTTCATATCTGATAATTTCATTATCAATTTTAATATATCCTGGGTTTGATGGACTTACTTGTTGTCCATCAAATGTTCCAAAGTTAGTTGTGCTGGCAATTGTAATTGGACCAGACTCAGTGCTACCATAAGAAACTGAAAGTTTAGTTGGAACTAAATCTGATTGAACATTTTTAATTTGTACTTGATTATTGATTGAATGCATTCCATGGTTTGGATGGAATACTAACATGTGCCTTCCATCATTCAGTGAAGATGCTGATGTGGAAATTGAGAAAATTGGATTCTCTGGTAACAGGTTTTCTAAAGTATCAACTTCTACTTTGGCATTATAGAATCTTGCAGTTCCAGCAGAAGAACTGAATTTGCACTTCTTAAGTTTAAATTTCAAATCTTCTTCTTGGCTTGGTGTCCAAGTTGTACCATTTTGTGATTTGAATAGACTTCCCATAGAGGGTTGACTATTGATAATAACCTTTTCAACTTCTGGAGAATTTCTAGTAGTAATTTCAACTTCTCCCATTCTAGCGATCCAGACATTATATTCATCTGAATCAGAGAGAAGAACTACAGCATATTCTCTTCCACCTTCTAATCTTGTTAGAGAATCAAATGTAAATGTAGTGGGAACTGTCCCATCAGTGCTTATCTTAACATCTGCAGGTAGTAGTGATTTTTCTAAACCACCAACAATTTTGTCTGGACCACCAGGAATTCCATAAGATACTTCTCTAATTTGTAAGGTAACTGGAATAGAATCAGATTTAGAAGCAAAGAAAACATCTACTGATGATGGAACAATTCCATTTTCTTCTTCCACATTGAAAGTCTGTGCAAGAGGATCATAGTAAACAATTCTTCCAGTTCTTACATTAGTTCCTGCAGATGTAAAAGTTGCTTCTGCAAAACTTACAGTTTCTCCTGGAACACCAAGTGCAGGTTGAGTAGTGGACAGTTTTACTAAAGATGAACCTGTTCCAAATTTTGGATTAGTTCCCTGTGGATCTGGAATAAAAATGCTACCAATAACAGTACCATTGTCATCTGTGATGAGTCTATTATCTGCTACTTTTGCTGAAGCTCCACTTTCCAATCCATATAGACTCATCCCTACAACAGCATTTCCACTGAATGCAGATACATTAGATACTTGTAAAGAAGAAGTATCAATGTTTAAGAATGTTGATTGTGGACCATATAAAGTTGAAATCCCTACTGATGGGGAATATGGATTAATTTTAAAGGTGGCAGATGGAGATATGTGGTCTCCAGACTTATGATTTGGAGTGCAAATTCTAAATCTAATAACATCTCCAGAAGTTGTAGAACCTATAACGGTTTCTCCAACTCTAAATACTCCAACAACAGAATTAATTTCAAGAAGTTTGGGGAATGCATAAGTCTTTCCAGCATTTGATGAGGAAAGATCTACAGAAGCAAAAGATAAATTGAATCTTGTTTTTGGTTTTAATCTGGTTCCAGTGAATTGAATATTTCTTGATCTAATATAAGGAATAGAAGCAACTTCAGTGACAATTTCTGAAGTTCCTCTTCTGTGCCAGTTTGCTACCATTCTTGTTCCCAAGTCTGAAGATACTGTCCAAGTATCTGCATTTGGAGAAAGTGAAAGTGCACCTGTCCAAGTCACAATATTAAATGGGTTTACATTAACTATTCTACTTGCAAAAGGTTGATCTACTTCTGTTACTTCTGTATAATTAAGAGATAAGTGTCTGCCAGTTCTCTTTAACCCATTTGAATTTGTATTGGTTAGGTTGGTTTCTTCAATAGAAACTTGATTATCAAAATTAAATAAGGAAAGATCTATTCTATCTTGAGTAGAAAGAGCAGATAAAGTATTGTCTTCAATAGAAGCTTGATATGATAGATTTTCAATATCTGATGTATTGTAGCTGCCAAAGTTATCTACAAAAAATCCAGATTTAAATCTATTAAATCCATATTCATCCTCAATGAGAAGATTTTGAGTAGAAACTTCAAGTAAAGAAAGAGAAGTATAGTATTCTAAACTAGCAATTCTAGAATCTAAGTCTCTCAAATCAGACATAGTATATCTTCTATGGTCTGCAAGGACAATAGTTACATCTCTTTTTATGTCATAGACATAAGGGATGCTGACAATTGTAGCAACTTCTAATACTTCAGTTGAAATTTCTGGAGCAACTGGTAGTTCTGCAGGTTCCCCTAAAACTAGATCAAAAATACCTTCTTTTGATAATGTAAGCCTATCTACTCTTGGAAGATAAAAATCATAGTCAAATATAAAACTTTCATTGGAAACCATGACTTGAGATGCATTCAAGTGAGAAGTATTAAAACTTCTTGCCCCAAATTCAAATGGACTTAGTAAAGGACCTGAATCATATGGTACAATTCTAGGTCTTAAGTCAATAGTATCAGTGTTTCTAACACCTTCATATATTGCTAGATTTTCTTTATTAATTGTTCCTGGGTAACTGTTAACAGTAACTACATCACCAGAGTCTGTACTTTCATAATCAAAATAATCAAAGTAAATTTTTAATCTACCAGCAGGTTCTTTAGCAAGATCTTTTCTCTTGACTCTTCCAAAGTCATAGAAATGTTTTCTTTGCCCATTGTCTACAATATAGTCACTTAATACATTAGCATCCCCAGGATCTACACTTGATATTGTAGCTTCATATCCAGTCTCTTTAAATAATACCTTTTCACCAGATCTAAATCTTTGATCTGATTTATAAATGATATACAGTTGTGATCCTGCTTTTTGTTGAGCATAAACTGCCACTGACCCAGATTGCTGCCCAATAACAAGTTCACCAAGAATTAAATCATTGGTGTTGTTATTTGGACTATTGAGACCTGTAATTGCAATCCAAGGTGGTGCTGGAGTTCCAGTTGATGCAGACTCAAAAATTCCATGAACTTCTAAGATATCAGGAACATTTAAACTGATTTCTTTGTCTTCTACTCTAATTCCATAAACTCTAGAGTTAGTTAATCCAGCATTTCTTACTGGAGAATATTTTGTCTTATTAATTTCAATTGATTGAACTCTCTTTCTCTTTTTGTATTTCGGAGAAACATTTGACTTAATTTGAGTAGTTATAAGTTTACATGGACCTGCAGTTCCACTTAATCCACTCAAAGTTCCAGTTTTACTTCCTGCATTTAGAACTAAATTAGAATCAGACAGTGACTCAATGCTACCATCATTGTTAACTACAATATATCTTTCTTCATCAAATGGTGCATACACATAATCAGTTCCACCCAAATCAGGAAGAGTTATTGCATTGCTTGTTTTAGTAAGTCCAAAGTATTGCTTTCTAACATAGATATTAGAATTTAAAAGATCAACATTTGCAATATTAGCATTTGCTAATGAAGAATATAAAGAAGAATCATCTAATCTTAAAATTTCTGCTGATGCTTTAGCAATATTTTGAATTGAAAGAGTTCCAGATCCAAGATCCCCAGTACATACATTAGGAACAGTGTACACACCAGTTATAGTTACTTTTGTCTTTAAATTATTGATGCTAGTTACTCTTGCATAAACTGAAGAGGTAATCCCAGACCTTTCATACTTTACAATATCGCCCACTTTAAAAGTATTAGCAAATGTTGCACCATCTGCTCTAGTTATAGTAGCAATTCCAGTTGCAGAGTATACTTCTACATTGAATGGTCCAACTAAATTATCTGTTTTTGACAGAACAGAGTCTGCAGTAAAACCTGTAGCACCTGTAGGTGTAGTGGTTATGATTGATTTAATATCATTAACTGAATAATCAGTTACAGTTCCAACTGAAACATTAGATTCAGTGCCATCAATGATAAGTTTTTCATTAGTGATAAACTTTCCAGAAACTTGATATAAAGAAACTTCAGCACCTGTAAAAGTTTTAGCATATCCAGCAGCACCACTACCTTTACCTTGAACATATGATCCTACTGCCATAGCAGTAGTGGATGCAGTTGCTACTATGTTTGTATAAGTTTGAACATCAAATAGATACAAGTTGAACTGACTTGACTCATTTGAATATGATGTGTTATTTGATTCAAAATCATAGATTCTTGCATATCCAATAGTTCCACCTACAGAAACTTTATTGGATAATCTAAGGTTAGACAGTTCAATTAAAGCATTAGTTGTAATGCCAATGTTTGGCATATTGGTAACATTATTGATCTTTAATACATTACCAGCATAAAAATTGCTTGATGAAGATTGAATAGATTTTGTAGTTCTTGGTTTTGGAAAATCTACTACTGTCTCTGTTGAAGAAATTTCATATCCTTTTACATATGATTTACCTGGGGAAATTCTAATAACACCTAAATCATCAGATGGAACACTTCCAGAAGATGTTAATTGTCCATCATAGTATAATCCATCATTTCCAAGTCTGTTATTAAGTGAATTTAATGCATCTGCAGTATAAGGTTGTACATAATAATTACCAGATTCATCAAAAGTTCTTCTTGCAAGGATATCTTCAATAAAAGCACTATCTGATTGAGATCTTATTTTTCTTAGGACACCATTTTCTACCCTAAACAGTTCCACAAAGTCATCATCATAAAAATCATCTAGTTCTTTACTAGTTAATGTAGCAGTAATTTTTAATCTGTCTGCACCAGGAGCTGCAAAGTTTGAAAATCCTTGTGCATTATCATTTAAACTTGAATCTAAATTAGAATCAATTATTTCTTCTGTAATTAATAGTCCAACTCTTTTAGATGGAGTATTTGAATATGGTTCTAAAATAATTGTTTCTGCTAAAACATTTACAAAGTATCCTCTGATAAAATATACACCATCATCTATTTTAGCAGCAGATCCTACTGAAGTTGCACTTTTACCAAGTGGAGACGCAATTTTTGCTACCTCACCACCTGAAAAAATAAATGAGTTGCCAACAGCAACATCTGAATTTGTAATTAATTCCTCCCCATTCACAAAAACTTCAGATGCAAAGTCTGTTGGAGATGGACTTTGATATTTTACAAATAATGTTGTAGCAACTCCAGTTTCATCTTTTGCTGCTACTTTTACTACCTTAGCAGTTACCCCAGAAATTTTACCAACTAAAATTTTGCCAATTAAATTTTCATAGTAAGATTCTAAAGAAATGCCCTTATAAGTATCTTCAATTTCTACAGCATTGAAGGTGTCATCAAAAGCAAATCCCCCAGGAATTACGATAGAACCCTCAGTAAAGAATTTAGACCCAAACTTTTCAATCTGATTTTGAAGAATAGATTGTAAATTTGTTAATTCTCTTGTTTGTACAGTAATTCCTGGTTTGAATAAAACCTTATAGTAGTTCTTATCCTCATTAAAATCATCATAATAAGGAGACTTATTTAAATCTGTACTTTGGGGCATTTTCTTAGAATTCTAAAATGATTTTAATGTCTTCTCTTTGCTGTGATGCTCTAGTTACAGAAGATCTGTTATCTACGTAGACGATTTCACCACTCTTTATATTTATATCTGGCGATGCCAGTCCCCCATTAAATCCTTGACCTAAGTAATAAGTCACAGAACCAACAGTTACAGTATCACCATTGAATCCAGTATCTATATCATAATTACTGCTTCCTACAGTAAAGCTAGTAGGAGAAAATTCTGATAATTGATATCCTGTAGCAGTTTGAATTCCTGTAGATGTGTCAACATAATTGTAATCAATTACAATTTTAGTACCAATAGCATAAGTATCAATTAAGTTTGTTCTTGGTTGAATGTATCTAGCAACTTGTGTAGTTGAGTCAAAACTGACTAAAGTTCCTTTAGCACCACTTGTAGTTTGTACCATTGCAGAATCTAATGATTCTGCAATAGAATCAGTTGTAATTCTAGCAGCATAAACTCCAGATCCACTTGATCCAGTAAAAAATGTAGATGATCCAAAGTTTTTAATATTTTTAATAATTCCTACTCTGGAAAATTGATTTCCTACTACAAAGTCTGGGTTGGTTGGATCATTTTCAATTCTTCCATAGACCAATACTCTGTTTGCTCCCAGTTCATCATACACATTTCCACCATGACCTCCTGGAGGGGGAATAATAACATTAAAGATTGCTTTGTTCCCAGTCAAAGAAGGTAAAACTGAATCTAAGTCTAATGTTGCAAAGGTATATCCTGCCCCACCATTAGTAACTTCTACTAAAACTGGTTTTGATTCCTCATCAAATGTAATTGAAGCCAATCCTCCAGTTCCATCTCCCCTGATGGGAACATTAGTTAAAGTTCCAAAAAAGTTATAAATTTGCTGTTGTTCAATTAAGATAGTTTCAATTTTTCCATCTACAGCATTATCTCTAACTCTTGCAATTTCTTCATTTGTTGTAGTTGTCCAATCATTAGGAACACTTACATATTCAGTAGAATCAAATTTTAATACATCTGCTGGAGTTAAAGTATAAAGATATTTCCATACATATCCATCACTTTCTTTTCTTGGTGCTAGATCTGTATGTAAAGGTTCTTGTGTTGAAATAATACCAGCATTATCATTTGATGGAGCAGATCCATTGTTAATACAAATGTAAACCCTATAATCTTTATTTACAACGTAGTAGTTTGCATCATATAATCTAGTGGCAGAAGTTACTGGAGCAGTGTTGTATACACTATAATCATGCCTGTACATGTCATATTTTTTTCCACTCTTCCATTGTATTTTTCTAACTACTCTTACAACATCTGAAGAATTTACCTTTTTAACACCAAGAATGGTGTCTCTATATGAGTTTATATACAGTGTATTATCAACAGGATCTGGTGGATTGGAATCCCAAGAGTTATCAAAATAAGTGGCGTTTGGTAAACCTAAGAAAATATAATATCTTCCTGTAGCAACATCACTAATGAAGTTAGAGCAATTAACAATTCTTAGTTTATCAGTAACTATCGCTGACATTTTACACGTGTATCTTTATGTTTATTTATTAGTTGACTCTATAGAAAGAAATTGAAGTTAAGTTAGTTCCACTTGGAGATGATGAGGTTGTAGAAAGACCTACAAAACTTGATCCAATAGAAACAACAGTAACACCAACACCAAGATATGGACCTTCTACATAGTCTTTAATTTGAACTAAAGATCCTATTCCAGAAATAGTGTTAATCCCAATAACATCAGTGTTAATACCAATAAAGACTCCATCAGCAGTAGATATTCCTACTGTGTTTATTCCAACAATAATATTGTCTGTTAGTTTAGTAAATGATGTAATTCCAGATTCTTGTTGCTCTCTTGCTTTACTTACAAATTCTCCATTGATAATTAGATCTCTATTTTGAGGAGTCCATGCAATTGACCTTAGTTGGTCTGAAGATGCAGAAATTCCAACATCATCATATACTTCTGTTCTTAATGTATCTGAACTTAAAATTCTAACAACAGTTCTTGGTTTTTGGCCAACTGGTGGAACTCCAAAAATATGCTGTGCAAGTTGCAATTTATCACCTTCTTTAATCTGTAGTCTACTGGTAAAGAATTGAGCATCTGTAGATGCACCTTTGTAAAAATAAACTTTCAGAGTGCTTCCTGTAGGGATTGCTTCACTAAATGTAATTTGGGATCCACCAGTGAATGTGTATGATTTATTTGGAGTTTGGAGGACATCATTGACAAAAACTAATAAATTGTAAGCAAGTTCTATTTCTGATCCTACTTCAGATTCTAAACTTACTCTTCTGGACTTATTATTAATAGTTTCAGTTAAAGTAAATACTTTTCTTCTACCATTAACTTTATTGGTTAGATCATCTAATTTTTGCAATATGCCAATATTCCAAGCAGAAAAATCATCTTTAGCAACTTCTTGAAGATTAATTTTTAATTGGTCAGTAGCAGGATTATGAGATGCAGAAGTTAAAATCCCAACAGGAGTTAAAATTTCTTCAGTTCTATAATTATATCCACGATTTGAGAATATGAGTTTTTCAATGCTTCCTTGTGGAGTAATTTCAAATGAAACAGAAGCTCCTATTCCTGCTGCAGATCCAGATAAAGGTACATTTTCATATGGGATAGGAGAATCAAATCTGGCAGTGTATGTAGAAAGTCCTACTAAATATCCACTACCTCCAGTAATTATCCCTACTGAAACAACTTGCCCATTATTAACTTGTGCTTCTCCTAAAGCCCCAGATCCATTTCCTTCACCATCATCAAATGTTACATAATAAGTTGTAATTCCAGATCTATACCCAGAACCTGGAGTGTTAATTAAAACTGACTCAATAGTTCCACCAGCAGACACTATAGCTGTTCCTGCAGCAGCAACAAGGGGTTGATAATTAAATCCACCAGTAGATCCATAGGAAATGATAATTCCACCTCTTGGAAGACCTTTTACATTCACATCATAAGGTTTAGATGCTGCAGATCCTAAGAATGTAATACTTGTAATTCCTACACCTTCTTCGTATACAAATGCTTCATCAAATTCTGGATATTGGAAGACATTATTAATTAATACTATACCATTATCAGATTTAATCCCTACAGTGCTTATACCAGAAACTTTTAATTCAAATGAACTGGTAATACCTGTAAACTGTTCTGAAAGATCATCAAATACATAATTTCCATCATAATTTGACTTTAAGAATACTCTTCCCTCAAAGTTACTGTTATCTCTAGAGGATACTGCAAATAATTGAAATCCATCTACAGGAAAAAGATTTCCACTTTGATTAGTAAATTGAATTTTTACTCCATTTAGAGAATCTACAAAAGTTGCAGCCAAACTAAAATTATTGTTACCATTTCTAATAATATAATATTTTTTCCCATTTTCTAATTCTTGTGGGGGGTTATTTGAGAAGAAAAATATTTCTGATCCAGTTTTTAAATCATTGGTCAATATAGAAAAACTGTGAAATCCAAAATCAATATCACTTAATGGAATAAAGAAGTTGGTGCTAGTTCCCTCTAAAGGAGCAGCAGTGAAAAAGATTTTATCCTTTACTATGTTATAATTTCCAGAAAGAATTTCTGCATATGAAGATAAAACATTTTCATCTGTAAAATTAATTTGAGGAGTTCCTAAAATTTCAATTCCTCTAGATATTGAAAGTTGCTTAGTTGCATAATTAATTGCAGAAACTTTGACTATTTCTTGAGCAACAGTTGCAATTCCAATTCTAATATTTGTGCCAATTCTAATGTTTTTAATTTTATCTACAGTGATTCCAATATTAGAATAAGTTACAATACCAACAGTTGCTGCTACAGAAATTGGAGACTGAATAATATTGTCTATACTAATTAAACACTTGGTATTTTGCTTAAATGCTTCAAAAGAATGCTGAGTGCCAATTCCTAAAGAAATTAAATCTGCATATTGATTGTTCAATGCCAATGAAGAAGCAAGAGAAACTCTAAATCTATCTTTATCCACCACTACTGGATATACAATTCCAGGAAGTGATGTTAAGGTAGACCCTGCTCCTGGACTAGAACTATCAATGCCAATAGCAGAACCAGTTGCAAATGTATACTTTAGTGGTTCTCCAGTTTTGAAAAAATGATTTTGAATATAAATGGTATCATTTGGTAAACTGACTATCGCTGAATTTGCTGCATCAAATTTCTTAAAGAAAATTGGATCTCCTTTATGCTGTAAGGGAAATGACGTTCTACCAAAAATGGAAGGAGTATAGATTGCACCAATATCTTGCGTAGGCATTTTTTAAAGTATTTATTTTAATTAGGGTTGGATATGCTTCTTTGATAGAACTTAACCACATAGTTTGCAGAGTCTTCTGCTTCCATTGTTAAAATGTAAATTCCTGTTCCAGAATTATAAGTAGAATCAAATGTAAACTCATTTAATTGGAGATTGCCTGTAAATCCATATTCTGTGATGTTTAAATAATTTTCAAAATGAATTGTATCTAATTGAACCAAACATCTTTCTGTGGTTAATCCTACAGTCTTTTCAATTTCTAAAGTTAATTTACTTGCAGCAAAATCATCAGTTACACTAGCAATGGTTTGAGGACCAGTGCCAGAGAAAGTAACTACATCACTTTCTAATCTAGTTAATTCATTCAATACTATATTTGGAGATGCAAGGGTATTAACTAAAAGATTTAAATTAGCATGTACTGTAACTCCTATTCCAGCAACTGGATCAAAAGTAAATTCAATGTTAGATCCATTAGTGGTAATACCAACAGATCCAAGATTCATGTAATTTTGTTCTGAATACACATTATAATTAATGTCATTATCCACTTTTATGAATGACATTTCAATGGCATGTTGTACTGATTTTGTTGTGGAAGAAATTCCTAAGAAAACAGTTCCAGACTTACACTCTGATTGTGGAATTGAATATAAAACCTGAGTTGTTGGAGATGCTGAAGATGCATATCCAACAGTAACTTCAATGTTTTTATTATATCCAATATGTTGAGTAGTAATCCCAACACTAGTTTGAGCAACTTCTTTAATTGCTCTAATTGCATAACTGTTGAATGGACTCTTTGGTAAGAATGAAATTACAATTTCATCAAAGTTTGTAGCATTAACATCAGATTCAATATCGCCAAGAACTGTAATTTGATTATTTTCTCCACTATAGTAATAAGCATATGATGTTAGATTTACATCATTTCCATTCCTAGTGACAAATACTTCAAGTAGTTGTGGAATTTCAAAAGTTCCAAAGAATGATGTGGTTGATGCAATAAAGAATATGTATTTTAGTACAGTTGTATTATTAGAATCAACTGTATCAATTGGAATACTTACAACTGGGAAAGTATCATTATCAAATAATCCAGAAATATCATCTATAGAAAGGACTCTATTTTCTACAGATAATAAGAAGTTTGATAGTTTTTTGCTCTTAAATTTCAGATATTCAGAGTAATCTCCATTATTATCATCAACATCTTCTTCAGAAACTAAATCAAATCCAGAAACAGTATTTACATTTCCATATCCTTCTAAGAAGACATTAATTTGAGAAAGTGCATCAGACTTAATTGGCAAACTACTTCCAACACCAATGGATTCAATGATCAAATCTCCAAATTTCTTATATCCAGAAACATGAGACAAATCAGAAACAATAGGATCCCAAGTTACAAACTGTTCTTTACTCTTTAATGAATATGAGAATTTTTGATAATAGTCATTATCTGGTAATTTTTGAAGAATTGAAGATAGATTTCCTTTAAAGTCTTTCCAACCTACCTCTTCAGAAACACTAGAATCTACCTTGAAAGATGTTGTAAAATTATCAATACTAAAGATTTTCCCTCTTGATCTGGATGATTGTCCAAAAATTACTTGATCTTTGGATAAACTATCTGCAGATTTTACTTTAATTAAGTTGGTAATTTTTGTATTGTTGTCATTATCTATAATTTGAGCACCATCAACTTTTTCTGAATTAAAGAACTCACTTTCTACTAAAGAGACTTCAAATTGTGGCACATAATCATATTTTACTACTTTAGCATCAAATGATCCTGCTTCTACAAATGATCCTGGATTGGTATTCAATTCATATCTAATTTGAGCAGCATCTGGTGAACTTAATGCTTGATCTACATAAGTTACTGTAAATGGTTCATACTCATAATTGCTTGAATTGTATCCAGTTCCAATAATGTGTTGAACACCTTCTACTAAAATTTTATCACCAACTTTAATATCTAAAGGATTGTCAGTGGTAAATCCAACTAGTGGAGTTTCTAAAGTCAAAGTAACCAAGAATGGAGCAGAAACTCCAGAAGCAGAAACTCCTAAAATTCTAATTCCATTAGTATGATTTGTAGTGATAACTTGATTATCTGTATATTTAAGTCCAGATCCTGGATTTAATACTGTTACAGAGTCTACAAAACTATCTTTTAAGATAGCAGCTGCAGAGAAGTTTGAAATAATAGTATTTTCTTTCTTATTGTATAATTTTAAAATTGGAGGGGTCAGATAATTTCTACCACCACTTAAAATTGAAACATTACCAACCTGAAAATTATCTTTTACTCTTACAGTAGAGAAAATATTGGATATTGGACTCAGAGTTCTATCTGATGGGTAAATTGATTTTGTATTTAAAATTTGTAGATTTTTAATTTTTCCAATACTATTGCTATTTGCTATTAAAGAAGCACCAGTACCAGATTTGGTCACTATACCTTTAATAGATGGAATTTTTCTATAATTGCTCCCTTTAGAATTAAATCTAGTAGCAACAATTGCTCCCTTAATTCCAGTAGATAACACACTATATGATAATGTAGAGGTTGGTCTTGTATATCTTGGTCTTTCTAAGTTTAATGGATAATTGACAGTAAATGTGTTAGAAGTGCATGTACTTATAAATCCACTATTGTTATATGCACTCTTATTGATAACCAAAGTATTAGCATTAGTTACTGTAGTATCAGAAAAAACTTGTTTAGTTGTTGATGCTAAGTTGTAGTATAAAAGTCTTGGTGTATGATCTGATATTTCTAATGTTACATAATTCGCAGATTTTGATACTTCAATGCCACTTCCAGTTCCAAAATACTTATTTTCAAATTTTGGATCAGTGTAGAAATTAAATTCTGTTCCACCTAGAGTTGCAGAAGTTATATCAAATCTAACTATGTCATTTTCATAAACATCAATTCTTGGATTAGTTGATGAGTTTACAGACACTCTCTTTGTTGCTGTAGAATATCCAACTACAAAATCAGTTGTTATGCCAGATGTGGCATAAAGTTTAACAATATTTCCCACAGACAATCCATGAGTTGCTGCAGTAGATACTATTACATTGGTAATTGTTGCAATTCCAGTAACTACTTGTCTGTTTGTAGTAAATTTATGAGTGTTTCCAGTTCCTGCAGCACTATAATACAGTAGATTAGTCAAATTTTTAATATTTTTCTTGTCTGTTACCAATCCAACTACATTGTCTTCTAGATTTACAATATAAAGATTTGCAATTTGGTCTAGATTGCCAAAATTACTGACTATAGTTGATGTAGATGAAGTATATGTTACCTTTTCTCCATCTTTAAATTGGTGTCCAGGTAAGAAAATTCCAGCAGTTCTTACAAATTTAGTTTCAGAAACCCCTGGACCAAATGGAACTATGGATAAAGTATTTCCTGAACCTGGAGTAGTTCCAAGTCCCACAGAAACTGCGTCTGAGGATTTAAAATAATAAGATATATTTGGTTCAGGTAAAACATACTTTAATGAATTATCATAAGTAAATTCATTCTGCAGTAGCGTTACTGGTGTATTTTGAAGGTGTCCTGGAGATCCAGAATCTCTTAATACATTGATTAAATTGTTTATCTTATCAATTCCTATAATAGTTAGTGTTTCATTTTCAATTTTAATCTTAGAATCTACCTTAAAGTTGGAAATAGATTCTTTAATTTGAATAGATGTAACTAATCCAGTGACAGTGCTATCTGGTAAGAAAGTTGATAGACCTACTGTAATCTGATCTACTGTGATCTTTTTAAATCCTTGTGCATCTGGATAAATTGATGTAGACAATCCAGAAATACTAATATAATAATCAGTTATTAATCCATGTGAAGATGTAGTTATAGCAACTATTTTACCATTATCAGATGTAAAGGTTACATTATTAAATGTTGTTGAAGTGCTTCTGAAAGTATTTACTCCTACCCCAGACACTTCTATTACTTTTGCCAATGCCCCAGAACCACCTGTTCCAGTATTGTCAAATACTATGGAATCTCCTACTTCATAATTAGATCCACTATCTGCTATTAGTAGACTATCTACTTTTCCTTGAGTAGAATCTGTAGTAATAGCATCATTAACAATCCCACTTTCCAAGAAATTAAAATATTCATATCCACTTTCTTTATCATCTATTCTATAGGGTTTAGTGCATTTATCAATATCTAATGTGTTGAAATTGATAGTTTGATTATATTTTAAATTAAAGTTTTCAGGATTTGGAGTAAAGTTGTATTCATCTCCAATGACATATGGGAACTCTGGAATATTGTTGTTATCTAAAGTACAAAAGTATGCATAAACACCATTTGGATACTCAGGAGTTACACAATATCTACCATTATGCTTATCAAGTGTTCCACTATTTGTAAACTTATAATCTTCTATACAATCAAATGATGAAGATGGACTAATCTTGGTTTTGCTATAACCACTTCTCATTCTAGACAATCCACCAGTGCCATCTGCATTAGTAAATCCAAATGGACCATAAATTGGGCATCCATCATAAGACCACCCAACTATTGGAGAGTGTGCTGTTGGAGTCTGTGAAATTCCTAATTGTGTTCTTATGTCTGTGTTTAGGAAAAATAGTCCAAACACATTTCCAAACAATGAATATTTTTTGCCAAAAAGAATTCCCTTTTCTACATTAGTATATCCAAGTTTATCTACTTCATTAATAGTCCAACTTTGAAGATTTGCTTTTAATTTTACTCCAGATCCTAATGGGGATATTCTAATTGAAGTTGCATTTTGAGTGTACCCTGCCCCACCATTTACAATCTTTACATCAGTAATTTTACCATTTACTATTACTGGAGATAGTTTTGCTCCATATCCGTCTCCTCTTACTACTAGTTCAAAATTATTGAAGTAATTTTTTCCTTGGGATTTAACTACAACTTGGTTAACCCTTCCATCTACAATCAGAGGTTCTATGACTGCATCAGATCCTTCTAATGGTAAAATTGTAGGACTATTATTGAAATTGATAATTTCTTTAGATCCTAAATCAGATTTTGCTGGTTGTGCTAGACCTTGTTGTACTTGAACTCCATCTACATAACCCTCAATTACAGGAACTAAAGTTGCATTATATCCAATAGTAGAGACACCAGATACTGTTAGGCTTCCCTGAATAGTTACTCTAATTGGAGAATATTCAAAGAAATAGGTAGTAGAAAAGTCAGTGCTAATTATATCAACATAATTAATTGCATTTTTAGTTGATGATAATTTAAATTTATCATTATCTAGTTTAACAATATAATAATATTGACTTGGTTCTAATCCCTCAAGATAAGTTCCATCCACAGTGACCCTAATTTCTTCACCAGTTTCAAATCCATGATTTGGTATGGTGATTACATCATCATATATATTGATTCCTTCTGGGCCAGTTGAAAGTTTTCTATATTGAAAATGTTTATTATTTTCTAAAATTCTAACTTCATCTATAAGGTTTCTTTTTTCTAAAGAAATGAATTGATTTATTCCTCCTCCATTAGTTCTTAATTTTAAAGTATTTGTTAAAGAAAAAGCATCTTCTTTACTCTTTGCAATTCTAAAAGAAGTTCCTGCTCCAATATTAACAACATAATAAACAGAACCATCAAGTAAAGTTCCATCTGTAGTTGCAGTCCCAATACCAATTGGCCTAGTGCCAAAAGTTTTGTAGATTACTGGTTCTCCAGTTACAAACCTATGTTGATACCCCAAAACAAAACTACTAGTAGCAGTGCTGACTACTGTATCCTTAGTAGTTGAGTTGAAAGTAATTATGTTAGAAGACTCTTTAAGTTTTACTTCTGTTACTACTTCTGAATTATTACCACCTTGAATTGTAACAGTTGGAACTTCTACATAATCAAATCCAGAATCAATAACGTCAATTTGTTTTAATTTGCCCACTAATTGTGGAAGTAATCTAGTCTGAGTATCTTCTATTGTTCCATTGAAAATTTTAAACTTTGGAGGATTTAGTAAACTATAATTATTTCCACCATTTAGAACTGTAATATTATCAATTTTTCCATAGTATAATTTGTCAAAAGACTTATAATTTTGAATTTCAATTCCATTGACAAAAATACCAACAGGTCCTGCCTGAGTTTTTAATTTAGTTGGTGGATATTCTGGAACTTTTGGAAGTTTTTTAAACAGTTTTGATGTAGTAAAATTATTATTAAATAATGGAGAACTAATCAACTTTAATTGATTAATATTTGCAGTTTCAATTCCTGCACTATTATATTCTATAAAATTAATATAAGAAGACAATCCTACATTTTCTCTAGATTCACAAACTCTTATTTTATTACTATTAACTCTGGAAACATAATAACTAACCCCTGTAGAAATTCCAATTTGATTAGAGAATGATCCACTCACTCCATATCCAACTACAGTAACTAATTCTCCACTATAAAAATTATGACCGCCATTTAAATCTATATCAGTAACAGAAAAGTCAACTTCTCTTTTGTATGGATTGATTTCATAAGATGGCAATCCATTAGAAGTTAAATAGTAGTTATCTGAATCAGAAAAAGAATCTTGAATGTTGGCAATAAATTTGTTACTAATGGATTCTATGCTATTTGCAGGAGACTTTGTTTTTTTAATTCTTCTTCTAAAGAAAATTTCTTTTCCTAAGAATGTAGGATTAGTTATTTGCTGAACACTAAATTCATTTTTTAATGCAGTATTAACAGTGAGATTTGGTGCAACTAATTGATTTGTGCTTTTAACATAAAGATCAACAGTGTCTCCTGATTTTAAGTTATGCTCATACTTGGTTAAAACTAATCCAGAATTAGTATCAAACGCTTGTTTAGTAAAACTTCTAATAAAGTCAGTTATTTGAGATGTGGCAATTCCAGCAGGAACATTTAATGCATGATTGTAAAGCAAAGAAGATACAAAGACTGAACTCTTTGGATCTCCAATGTCAGTGACTTTAATTGGATCTCCAGAATAAGCAAATTTAATATCACTAGACTCAATTTTAGACAATACATTATGAATTCTAAATTTTACAGGTTTATCTTTATCACCATCTTCATAAGCATATGCAAAATTCCTTGCATAAACTTTTGATCCTCTTACAATACCAGATCCAATACCAGAACAGTTCAAAAATTGATCATTTGTTTTATCAGTATAAGTGACAGTATTAGATCCTATTAAAACAGTTCCAGACTTAGGAAATCCAATAGTAGAATCTACAAAAACTTCAGTTGCATTAGGTTCTACATTATCAATAACAAAAGTTTTTGATGTAGGATTAAAAGTTCCTGAAATAGATCCTTTTGGATTTAAGTTATTTGAATACCCTGCAAAAATTTTAAGATTATAGAAGGTATTTCCATTAATTGGATATGCCTCTACTTCATAAATTGAACCACTAGCAGGTAAAACCTCTTCATCTGCAAATTCATCTTGATATAGTGTTTCACCTTTTACATTAATTGGATTTCCACTGACATATTCACATAAGAATGTTTCAGTAACCACCCACTTATCATCTGAAGGAGTGAAACAAAACTTTTGGGGTTTTAAGATTTCTACGTTTTTATTCCATAGAACTTTGAACAAAATCTTATAAGCTTCATCAGTTCCTTTTGATTGATAAAAAGATTTTACTTTGCTTATGAAATTTTGTGGATTTACATGTGAATCAAATTCAAGTTCTTCAAATCCAGGAGCAAATTGATACTTAATTTTTTTAAAGAACTCTTGTAAAAATAAATTACTTAGATTGACTACAGTTGCTCCTGATGCATGTTCATCAGACTCTGTTGAACTGAATGTAAGAAACTCTGGATTATTTTTGGTTGTCAGTGATTCTATACCACTGAATCCTCTTATACATCCAGTGAATGTGTTTGTAGTAATACCAGTATATGTAATTATTTCATTATCAATTTTTAGAAGACCATATTCTCTTGGCCAACCTTTAGTAGATTCTACATTAATAACATCATCGAAAAATTCTACATTTACAGTCAGTGTAGTATCTTTAATTAAATTGTCTGCATTAAAAGCATCAATATTTTTATATGAAACAAGGTTTTCTGCAAGATCAGTGGAAGACCCCTGAAATTCTTGTGAAATATAATATTGCTTTAAAAATTCTACAAAGTTTGGATTTTCTGCTAATAAAAACTCTGGAATTTGATTTTCAATTACGTCACTAATCTTGACTACTTTCTTTTCTTGATTCATTTTATTAGCTTCTTACTTTTTTATCAGTTGAATAACTTGATTCTGGATCAAACCTACTTCCAGATGCATTTTCTCCAGAAGAAATAATGTCTTTAACTGGTGAGAAATTACTTGCACCAACATCTAGTTTTAGATAAATTGTTTTCTTGGCAATAATATCATTAGAATATGGAGTAGCTTCAATTTCAATGATGTTATTTGGTCTCAAAGTTGAGGTTACATTTATATTATCTATATCTAATTCACCAGTGATATAATTGACTGTTCCTACCTTTTTAGATTCTGTGGTTACAGTCTTTCCATCAGTAGAGAACAAGTATAAATTACCAGTTTTCATGTCACTATTTGGAATATCTGTAATATAAACTACCTTATTTACATCTTTGATATAGAATCCAGTTGATCTAATATTATATCCTGCAGAAAGGGCACTGAATCTATTTTCAAAGCAGACTTTATATTGAGTTGGTTGATTTAAGATTACGCCAACATTACGTCTTATCTTAACTTTGGTAATGTTTGATGTAATAGCCTTATTAGTAGAATCTATAATTCTAATTGCTTTGCTGTACTTAAATCTTCCACCAAATTTGTTTAAATCTGGTGATAATGCAAATTTATCCATTGCAGTAATAACTTGAGTTTTTAAGTTATCTACTGATCCAATAAAATTAGAATTGTAATAGAATGTAGAATCAAGTTCCACGTAAAGGACATTAATATCTACAAACTCTGGTTTGATGCCTGCAATTGTGTACTTCTTAAGATCTTCTAGAATTCTTTCCTTTGTTGCTTCTGAAAGATAATCTGAATTTTTTGGTTTTACTGCTAGGAATACTTTACCATATTGTGGTGGATCAAGTTCTTCGCCACCATATGCAGTGACTGACTCAATATTTGGGTAAACTGATGGCAGTAGTGCTTCATAATCATTGGCAGTTACTGCTCTGTATTGTGATGAATACAATCTTGGGGCATAATATCTAATTGACTCTAAAGATTGAATATCATCTCCATTAGATGATGGAAGATTAGTAACTACTATTCCAACCTTTGCACTTAAAGATGAGTTATCATTACCTACAACTTCACCTGAGAATGTAAAGTTGGATGCTCCATTGCCATTGGATCCATTGGTTACAATGTATGAGGTATTGATTTGATCGCCATTGCTGAGTTGTTTTCCAAAAACACCATCTCCAAAGAAAAGTTCATATTTTTCATCTGAGACCTCTTGAATCAAAAAGATCTGAGATTCTGAGTTAATTCCTACAATATTGTCTACTGCAACATATTCATCTTTTGTAGTATCATTTGGTCCATTAGTTACATTGACTCTAATTGTAGAAGTATCTACATATGGGTTTGGAATAATAAACTTTTGATTAGGTTGTGATGTATCTACAGTAAATGTTCTTGTTAAATATGTTCCTTCATAGATTTCTACATTATTAAATGTTGCTTCACCATTAGTTACGCCAACTGTTACATCTTCTGGTGTTGAAAAGATGTATGTTGTGTTATCTAGATCCCCTGTACAGACCAGTCCTGACCTCAGGGTTGCTGTTTTAATGCTTGTGCTAATACCAGACACCACAAAGGAAACATCTGCCTTCGCTGCCCTTCTAGAGAGGGGTATATAACCAATGTTTCTTGCTGCAGATACTACATTCTCTCTGATTGTTGCACTATCAATGAATGCCTCATTTGCCACCATGTTGGTGTTATAGGCAGTAATATAAGTGTTATATGCAAGAATATCAATCAGGACAGAAAAGTTGGAACCTTCAAAGTCAAAATCAGTAAATGTGGAGTTCGCCCTAAGGTAATCCTTAATGGAAGTTTTTACTTGATCAAAATCTAAGTTGGTAAACTCTGTAAATGCCATTAGTACCTAGTGGGTTGTAATATGAAGGTTACGATCTGCGTTGGTGCAATTCCTATAATATCAAAGTAAATTGTTACAATTAACTCATTACTATCTTGTGGAATATCAACATCAACTTTTCTAGTGGTGATTCTTGGTTCAAAGTTATTTAAAAGAGTGGTGATCTCATCTTTCAATGGATCAACCACTCCACTATCTGCTAATTCGAAGAGATAACTTTCTACATCAGAACCAAGTAAAGAGTTAAAAAACCTCTCGCCAAGTTTAGTTCTAACCAAATTCACAACTGCCTTTTTGATGGCATCTTCATTTTTGATCACTGCAATGTCGTTGGTTACTGGATGTCTTAAAAAAGACAAACTAATATCCTTAAAACCTTTTGATATATTCTCTAAAGGCACTTGACATTACTAGAATAGTTACTTTTATTTATTGTGGTTTACCATATGTTGGCTCAGTTCCATACTCCCAATCATCATAATCTTCATCATTTCTAATTTTCTCATGCATTTCTGCCTGTTCTTTTAGATAATGGTCAGTATGAACCTCTTCATGGGTAATTTCTTTAAGGATTTTATGTGGTTGACCATAATCAGTGACTAATTTTGTAGTCCCCCACATGCTGTACATGTAATTTTGGTCTCTATCTACTGGTAAGTTGGACATTTTTCCTAATTCAAAGTGAATTAGAACTTTTTACGGGGTTTCTATCCCGAAATCATCAATTTTATCCCTATGAAAAGTTAAATTTTTCTGAATTCTTATGTCTGAGTTCTTAAAGGTCCAACAGTATCCACCATTATCTAGGAAAACTACCCACTCAAGGTCATGTTCTTGAGATCTATCAATTAAAAAAAATGCCCAACCTGACCCTTTTGGAGTCAAAACTGGGATTTGTGGGTTTAACTGAATCATTTTGACCTAGTTTATCTTTGATAGAGCATCTTCTTCAAATGGAAAAGTTAATTCTTCACCTTCTTGAATGTCTTTTAGTGCAAAAATTTCATCACTTGTACCACCAACATTTGGATTATGACTCCAATTAATAAATCGATCATGATCAAAAGGAAATCGATGCATATTTGTGAGTGGATCTAACCATCCATAATGTAGTATATATTCTTGTGCTTTGTTTGGTAGAGTTTTAAACTCTTCTTGAGTCCATTCTCTATCAAGGCCAGGTGTAAATTCCCATACTTTAGTTCCTTTTGCAATTAATTTTGAGGCAAATACACCAAATCCATGAATTGGACTTTTTTCAATATAATAATCTATTAATAACACATCAATGACCTTGACCTCTGTAACGCTTCTTCCTGCCATTACGAGAGGTGGCAGAGAGAATGGTGTGCTGTGAACGACCTTGACGAGTCTTCTTGGGTTTGTGCTCAATGACCACTTTGTTAGTCAGTGATGGACGCTTTGCCATGAGTTATGCCTCTAAACTTCTTACCAATTCTATCATAAGGTCCTCTGGTTTGGGAACCCCTGTCTCATAATACTGTTGAGACAGATCATCCATTGTATCGAACATTTCTTCCTCAGTGAGGGAAGTATAAATTTTCCTTCCCTCACAATAAATGTCATAAAGATCAGATGATTCTTGTTTTTTCATGTCCTACACGTACTTGTGGATGACACCAAATCTCAAAACCACACTTTCTGACTGCATCAAGACAGAATGATACATCTTCCCCACACATATCTTGTACTTCACCAGACTCAAAGACTTGTATCTGAGGTGCAAACCAAGGATACTTCATTTCTGGATGCTCAAATACACCTTTTTTGATCAGAACCCAACCAAAACCAGTATAGTCTACAGTAAATGGTTTCTTTCTGTTGGAAATGGTATCAACCATTTCATGATTCATGACGCCACCATTGTTTTTGAAGTCTGATTCATCTAACCAATGTGCAACTGAGGTGGTTCTACCATCTTCTGTGGCATACCAACCAGCAGCAATGTCCTTATCCATTGCGAAAATTGCCCAGAAGGCATCCGTATTGAATACAATGTCACTATCTATCCAAAGTTGGTAATCATACTCTAGATTACCTTGCCAGGGCACCTGATCAGGTCCTTTAAGAACATTAGCACCTAGAACTTTACAACGTGCAAAGTTCACCATGGAAGAATAATCTTGAGAAATATGAATACTTGCACCTGCTTGTACTAAATCAAAGCACAGTTGCACGAAATTCTTGAGGAAGATATATGAAACACCACGTCCAGGAAGACAGAACACAATTTTCTTTCCTCTAATGCGTTCTAGGCACTCTTGAATATCAAAGAGTGATTGTTCTTCTGGTTCAGGAGGTTTTTTTGCTTTTACAGTAAATCCTTTTGCCATAAAAATAGATCAAATATTGATGAAGTAGGTATCACATCACATGATACTGCTTTATTTATCTCTTGTCAATGAGAGAGATATTGCTCCTCTTATTGTTCCTATTGAGAGAGCTATCGCTCCTACAAGAAAAGGTTCAATCATGAAGATTCTGTTCATGCTGAAGTCTATCCAAGTAATGATAGATGGTATTCTTTGAGTACTGAAATTCCTCAAACCTATGAGGTTTATGTTTTTCCATTTTCATGAGCATATTCAACCAATCATAGTGAGTATTGATCACCCACCCATAATGTTCATCATTCATCATTCAACTCTACGTCTTTTACAAGGTCTTTTAGTCTATCGAAGAAATCCTCATCCAGGGGGATGACTTCTTCCTTACCAGTTTTCACATCATCTGCCAGTTGCATCAGATGTTCCAGAAATTCTTTGGGATAAACATCATCTTCATTGAGAGATGCCCAGAACCATTCAATACATTCTGATTCAGGGTCATCCTCTTTGAAAAGTGCATAATCTTTATAATTGCTCGTCATTAGATCAGACCAAATTCTAAATGTCATGGAAATAGATTGCCAACCAGTCATCCAACAATGACCAATCCAATATTCCCACCAATTTAATTTTAAGTTCTTGTTTGCTGTTCCTCTGACTGGTGTACTATACATGATTTCTTCCCAACTCATAACCTGCAACAAATGCAGCATGTAACCATTTATATAATAGATCTTTACGAGTCTTCTCGTCTTCTACCTCACAATCACCATAGAAGTATTCACATTGCCATGTATAAGGTCCACAGTCTTGATTGAACCATTCTACAAATCCTTCTTCTGCAATCTCTTGCCAATTAAAATCATTTGTTGGATGTGTCATTCTTCACCTCACAATCATTCACAATTAAAAACTCCTGTACTTGAAAATCAGTAGAAAACCCTGCACTAATCATCTGGGAAATACCAGTGAGACATTTCTGACACTCAATCAGTGTACCCTCACAAAATACCCTGTCCCTTGCAATCAACTTATAAACCATTTTTACCCTGGGAAAATTTTTTTATACAATGGGACCCTTGTTTCATTACATTCAACCCAACAATATTTAATCCCTCCCACAGGCAAACACCAATATAGCACAATTCATCCAAGGGGCCAATAGTTGTGCCATAGAGGTTCTCATAGATCAACCTCACAGGATTTTTTACCAGGGAAAAAATTTTTTTATGAACTTGATATTGATCTAGCATTTTGTCACCTCTGTAGGTTAGGGTAGTTTGGATTTTTCGCATTACCCCACAAAGGGTAACATAATAACACAAAATACCTGCGAATTCATTATAGCACAGGCACTGCAATTTGTCAAGTCTTGTATACACTGAGACCCACACATATCATCACTGTCTTATACTGAGTTTTCCACATGTTTTCCACAATTATTCACAAGTTTTCCACAAGTAACTTATACCTATTGACACTGAGATTGCTGATGCTTACTGTGTTCTCACTGTTTTATACTGAGACCCTGTGGAAAACTATACTGTCAAGGGGCAATGTGCCACCTCTGAATGTGTCCCAGGGGTGTTGACTTTTGGGAGGATTTGTGATACAATGGGGGCCAAGATCACAACACTGGATGACATTTAGAGACATTCACTAGATTATACACATAATTCACACTTTTTCCACAGAATTAACACAAACTGTGGAAAACTCATGTATATTTTTTTATACATTTATTTGATTTCTATAACAATGTACGGAATGAACATTTCACCACTGTTCTACATCTAAAATGTCCTCCATCATATATGCCAACTCACTGATATAAGACCACTCTAACCATGCCACACTTCTCTGATCTTCAGTATCACACTGCTCAATCACTTTGTTATACTGTTGCTTATAAGTATCAAGGGCAAGGATAATCCTTCTTGCATCCTCTTGACATAACTCAATCTTGAAAACTTTGTTCTTCTTCATTAGGGCAATCATTTTACTTTAACACATGACGATAATCAATGGATTTGATACACCAACCTGATGCACATGTGATCTCTTCAACTAGATCCTCTTCATCTTCAGCATCATAAATCTCACCAACATAGAGTGAGGTGATATAATCCATGTCATATGGAGTTAGTTCATCATCACCATCAAAATCAAACTCAATGTAGGTAACTTGGAATTGCATTTTATCAGTCTTGGAGAAGTTCAGGAT